AATCACCATCAGGGTCATTCCATGCGATAGCGGCGCGCAATTCGTCGTCTGGCGCGGCGTAAATGTCCCATGCGGTTTCTGGTACGCCATGAAACAGTCGGACCAGTTGGCCCTCTTTGAAATCGTAGGACGTCATTCCGCATACTCCTCAAGCATGTGCGCGGCAATTTCGCGCCAATTAACATCAGACAGAAAAGCAAGGGCGTAGTCGCGTGCGAGGCCCGGCTCGGATGAGCACTCGACGTAGTACTCTGCGCGTTCTTGGCAGGCGTCTGCGAGCGCGTGCACATCGTCAGCGGCGCTGAAGTCCTCAAGGGGCAGGCTGTCGAAGACTTCAAGATGGACGCGCCATGTGGCGTAGTTAGTCCAGCCGTTGTAGGTTTTGTCGGTCACGGTTTAGGCTCCTCAGAAATACAAATTGGTGGTGGGTGCGGTCATGGCGTTAAATTCGACCATGAATCGGTCAATGAGCGCCTGATCGCTGTCGAACACGTCATTAATTACGCGGCGCTCGCGGATGAGCCATTGGTGATAGTCGTCGCGCCCTTGCTCCTCGAAGATTTCAAGCGCCAGCGCGGCGCTCAGATGCGCCTCATCCTCGGGCCAATTAGCTAATGCTGATTGATTGAAGTTCATGATGTTTGTCCTTTACTTGATTGAGCGCGGCGCTCGGGCCGCGCGGGGTTGATTAGACGGCAGGAATATCGCAGACAAAGCCGGCCGGACCGTGAAGCTGCACGCGGTGCTTATCGGTGAAGCTCCTCATCCAAGCCGGGCGCTGCAGGTGCTTTGCGAAAGCGGCCAGCGCGCTGGCTTTGCTGGCGCCGCTTGCGACTACTGATTGGTGCGTGCCGTTGACGCTGTCGTTGTGCCAGACGATTACCTTGTACATGTTGCGCTCCTGTTGGCGCCCGGCTTGCGCCGGGCTGCGTTGATTAGATGGTGAAGTCAGGCTCTTGGGTCAGCTTGAGCGCCTTTGCCTGCTCCATGAGCGCGGCGCGGCTCTTAGCGGTGCGAGCCGCTCGGATCAGCGCCGACAGCGCGCGCGCTGCTGTGTCGGTCATGCCTGCGCTGATGTACAGGCATACACTCTTCATCTCACGGGTTTCTGCTTTGGTCATGTCGTCGCTCCTGGTGTTGCATCGCGTCATTGCGATGAAGAGACTGTAAGGCATTCCCTTGCAGCAGTCAACAGCTATTTTCTAGGGACAAACCCTAAGTTGGGTCAGTGTGCGGTTAGGGATTGTCATGTTTGCGGGGCAAGATGACCCAGGCGCGCCCATAGAGAAAACGGGGCTTTTGGGTCATTTTGTCATTTATAGTATAGGTAAGAGTAAGAGAGAGATATATTGTATACAGTATGGTGTACAGCCTCGAACGCCCCGGCGCCGCCAGCCGCCGCAAAGGGGGTCGCTTAACTTCAACTCGGTGACAAAATGACCTAAATGACCCAAAGCCTGCGCGGCCCATGACTGTTGGGTCATCTGGGTCATGGCCCGGTCATGACCCAACTGACCCAAGCCTGCGCGGCCAGGTGCTGGCTGGCCGGCGGCTTGCTGGCGCGTGACAAACTGACCCAAATGACCCAAAGCCCGTGACCGGCCAGGCTTGTGAGTGAGTGCTCGCTGACCAGGGGGGAGGGGGGAGGGGGGAGGGGGGAGGGGGAGGGCCGGCGGGGTGAAGGTCACAGCAGCGGAGGGGCTGCAAACAATTTATTTTTTGCTAGAAATCCACAGCACCAAACAATTTTTCTTTTTTCAAAAATTTTTGGTATATTCCGCGCATGTTTGAGACTTTGCCGTATGAGCCGCGTCAGTTGCGTGCGACTGAGGATCGGCTCCATCGCATATACAAGGCTGCCAAGCGCGGCCTCAAGGGCGACGCTCTCGCGTTGGCCGCCGGCATGTTGCCCAAGGAGTACCAGCTACTCAAGCAGTTCGACGAGATCGCGGAGTACGCCGAACTCAAGGGCCGCGCCGAGGGCGAGATGGAGATGAGCGAGTTGCTGCACCAGGCAGCGCAGCAGGGCGACGCCAAGGCGGCGCTGGCAATCTTGCAGAACGTCCACGGCTGGGTGGCTAAGCAAGCCATCAGTGTGGACGTCAACCAGCAGATCAGCATCACGGCGGCGCTACAGGAGGCGCAGCGCCGCGTACTGGACGTCACCGACGTAGAGGCTATCAATGAAAATACTTCTGTGGATCGCCTTATTTCTAGCAATCATCTGGCTCGTCAGCCCGCTGTTTGATCTGTAATGCAGACCACACGCTACAGCGCGCAGGACGAGCAAGAGCTAATGGCTCGGCTGTGGTCGCCGGCCATCAAGGACAACCCGCTCGCGTTCGTGATGTTCGCGTACCCGTGGGGCGTCAAGGGCACGCCGCTGGAGCACTTCACTGGGCCGCGTAAATGGCAGCGCGAGGTGCTCGCGACTATGGCCGAGCACATCAAGCAGAACGGCGGCCGTCTAGATTTTGATGTGCTGCGCCTGGCAGTCAGTTCGGGCCGTGGTATCGGCAAGTCGGCGCTAGTCAGTTGGATCACGGACTGGATGCTGTCCACGCGGATCGGCTCGACGACCATCATCTCGGCCAACAGTGAGTCGCAGCTCAGGTCAATCACCTGGGCCGAGTTGACAAAGTGGCTGGCGATGTCGATCAACAGCCACTGGTTCGAGGTGTCAGCCACCAGGCTGATGCCGGCCAAGTGGCTTACCGAGCTAGTCGAGCGCGATCTGCGAAAAGGCACCCGTTACTGGGGCGTCGAGGGGCGGTTGTGGTCGGCGGAGAACCCCGACGCCTACGCTGGCGTACACAACTTTGACGGCGTGATGGTGATTTTTGACGAGGCGTCGGGTATTGACGACTCGATCTGGGCCGTAACGAGCGGTTTTTTCACAGAAAACACGCCAAATCGTTTTTGGCTGGCGTTTTCCAACCCGCGCCGCAACACGGGGTACTTCTACGAGGCGTTTAACAGCAAACGCGAGTTCTGGAAGTCGAAAATCGTGGACGCAAGGACGGTCGAGGGCACCGACAAGCAGGTCTACGAGCAGATCATTGCTGAATACGGGCCGGACAGCAGCCAAGCGCACGTTGAGGTGTACGGTCAGTTCCCGAACGAGGGCGACGACCAGTTCATCAGCATCGGCATCGTGGACGCGGCCATGAAGCGGCAGCCCTACAAGGACGAATCGGCGCCGATCGTGGTGGGCGTAGACCCGGCGCGGTTCGGGGCGGACGCAACCGTCATCGCCGTGCGGCAGGGGCGGGACATCTTGAAGCTGATCAGGCACCGGGGCGACGACACCATGACGGTGGTCGGGCACGTCATCGACGCGATCGAGGAGTTCAAGCCGACGCTGGTCAACATCGACGAGGGCGGGCTAGGGGCAGGCGTTGTGGACCGGCTCAAGGAGCAGCGGTACAAGATCAGGGGCGTGAACTTCGGCAACAAGGCCAAGAACCCGATAATGTACGGCAACAAGAGGGCGGAAATCTGGGGTGAGATGCGCGACTGGCTGAAGTCGGCGAGCGTGCCAAACGACAGGTTCTTGAAGTCTGACCTGATTTCGCCTAAGATGAAGCCCGATTCTCGTGGTACGATCTACCTAGAGTCCAAAAAGGACATGAAAGCCCGTGGTTTGGCAAGCCCCGACGCAGCCGATGCAATAGCGTTGACGTTTGCCTTTCCTGTGGCGCACCGCGAGATGCGCGAAGACAAGCAGCGCACCGCGCGGTCGATGGGCTACGGTACTGTCTCAACCTCATGGATGGGGGCGTAATGGCGAAAAAAGGCGTGTCTCTTAGCGTTGGACGGGGCGAGAAGCTACCCATCAGCAAAGGCGCGGGCCTGACCGCCAAGGGCCGCGCCAAGTACAACGCAGCCACCGGCTCCAACCTCAAGCCGCCGGCGCCCAGCCCCAAGACCAAGGCGGACGCTGGCCGCAAGGCGTCCTTCTGTGCCCGCATGGAAGGGGTCGTCAAGAACGCCAAAGGCGACGCCGAGCGCGCCAAGGCATCACTCAAACGATGGAAGTGCTAATCATGGCTACCAAACCCGG